CATTGGCCGCCGCAACTTGGCTCGACCGACGTTCCGTTTGGGATTGTGCCTGCGACGATCCGGGGATCGGCTCTAAGGCGGTAAAATCGCTATTATAGCGGTACCCAGCCGGCGGCGGCGGCAAAGAGCCCCGCACTTCCGCTTGCGCTCGCGATGTCGCGCCCGCCTTCCGCGCTTCTTCTTGAACCCGCGCCGCTTCCGTTTCGCGCCGCAAATCTTCTTGCATACGGGCTTCAGCTTCTTTGCTTTGGATATCCCGTATGCGTTTGATCAAGTCCGCGTCGCTTAAGTTGGCCGCCCTTGGAAGTCCCGGAAACTCGGGAATGCCTAGGGGCCGTTGCGCCGCCGTGGCGTCAGGCGGCGCCAGCATGGCGTTGGCGGGCATAGCAGCGCCTGGCGCCGCCATGGCATTCGGCGCGGTGCCGCCGGCAATCATCGCGGCTTCTTCGCGGCGCCGGCCAGCGTTGACGCCTTGGTTATCGCCGGCCAATCCTGCCACAGCCTGCGCCAGCGCGGCGGGATCGCCCGACCGAGCGGCAGCGCGGATGCTGCCCGGCAGGGTGCCGTAGTTGTACGCGATGGAAATCAGCGCGGCTTGAGCGTTGGGTGGCAGCGCTGCGTACTGGTCTTGCCCAACAGCCGAAACAACCCGCCGTTCAAACTCAGGGATGCGCCGGGCCAGATCGCGCTCGGCATCTTCACGGCTGACCGTCATGCCTTGGCGCACTGGCACGACCGTGCCATCGGCCAGCGTCGCGGTGTCGCTGCCGTAGCCGGCGCGAAAGGCGTTTACGTCGTAATACGGCGTATCGCGGAACCCTTCGCGGCGGCGCAAGAAATCCGCCGCGGCTGTTTGGCCCGGCGACATTGGAGGCCCTTCAGCGCGGGAACCGGGCGGAGCAGCGGCAGGAGGAGCGGCACCGCCGGGGACTTCTGTGCCCATTTGGAACGTGCGTGTACGACGGTCAGCAAACACGGGGACGTTGCCGGGGCCAACAAGTGCTGTCGGCCGCTCGGTCAGGTTTTTGGCAATTTCGTCGGCTTTAGAAATCATCGCCGCAAAAGCCTCATCTGAATACGCGCGCGGAATAAACCCGCGAGTGCCCGGCACAGTAGCTTCAGTCCGCGCGCGCCAAGCCTCCCAAGCGGCCTGACGGTCACCTTCGGGCAATGTAGCAATACCGCGCAAACTTTCGCGGCTAAGGTCAAAATTTTTCAGTGTTGCCTCTGCCGCAGCCGCTTCGCTTTGACGTAGTTCGCGGCGTCCTGAAAGGGCGGCGTTATACGCCGGGCCTCCAATGGTCGGGGCCACTTGCAAGATGCGGCGCGAAGCTTCAGGTGAAGAAATATCAAAGTTTGGGTCGGCCATAAGACCGCGCAGCGCGTTGCGTTCCTGCTCGGCGGCTTGAAGTTGTTGCGACCGCATACGGTTCAGTTCCAACCCCTGCATGGCGCCCGCGATGCCGGCGATGTCAGGCAGTTGGAAGGGACGGATTTGGTTCGCGATAGCGTAATCTACCATAGGTCCGTTTCCTTAAATCGCGCCGTAATTCATAGGAACGCCCGCGTTGGAATAAACCGCCGCGTTAGACGCGGGGCCATAACCGGTACCGCCCGCGCCTACACCCATACGCCCATAATACCCAGCCATAGCGCTATACAACGGGTATTGCATGTACAGATTGGCGCCCGTGCTAAGGCCGCTGGTCAGCGCGTTGGCCATGCCAGTGTAGCCCGACGCGCGGGCAGCGCCGCCTGCCATTGCGGCGTTTGACAGGCCGGCACCCATACCCATGTAGGTGCTACCCATCCCGGCGCCGGTTTGGCCGGCCGCAGAAGTCAGGGTGTTGGCACTGGTCTGGCCAGAACCCATAATGCTTTGCAACGGGTTAAGCTGGTTGGCGCGGTTCACCTGGTAGCGGTTGAACGCGTTCTGGTACTCTTCAGACGCCGTGCCCTGTCCGAACCGCGTGATGCCCTTGAGCGTAGAGCCAGACAGAAGGCCGCCGCGGGCGGCCGCTGACCGTTCAAGCGCCTTCATGCCCTCGCTAACACGAAACCCGTAGCCGGGGTCGGCAGTATAGTCGGCCATGCTAAAGTCGCGGGCGTATTTACCGTATCCAGGCGCCGAAGGGTCTTCACTTAGCGCCAAATAATCCAACAGCCTGTTTTGCGCGGACAGGCCAGCTTGGCGAAACGGCTCTTGCAGTTCGACCTGTTTGCCGAACATCCGCTCCTGGGCGTCGATGGACTGTTGCGCGGCGGCAGAGGTAGCAGCGGCCGCGTCGCGCGAGGCGTTTTTCTGCGCCTTAGCGGCTTGGTTGGACGCGTACATAGACCCGGCGGTGCCTGCTAACGCAGCACCACCCAAAACTAATGCGGCGGTGGTTCCTACAGCCATGACCCGGCCCCTTTTGCAAACGTGCGCTCCAAAGGTTTATACCCGGCGCGCGCGTAGAACTTACTGGTTTTTTCCACCCTATCGTCGTCCAACGCAATCATAAAGATCGCGGCGGCGCCATTTTCTTTGGCCCAATCTTCCAGCGTCTTGTACAGCGCCTGCCCTGCGCCGCTGCCTCGCGCGTCAGGGGTCAGCCACCACCACAACTCTTGCACGATAATGTGTTGCGGGCCGAAGTACAGCGGGTACCGCAGCGCCCCGCAGATACCAACAATAACGCCGTCTTTGACAGCCATCCACATGCCTACATCGGGGTTGTCGATAGCGCGGACCAAAAAGTCCGCCACGTTGTCGGGTGTGATTTCTACAAGTTTGCTGATCGGCGCCGCCGCAATAAACTCAACGGCCAGTTCGGTGTACCGGCCTAGGTCGGCGTATTCAGGACGGCGGATTGTTATGGTCACTGCGTTACCTGGCGCCCGCTGGCGCGCATGTTGATCGCCGACGCGGTGCCGGCAATCGTCGAGATGAACGCGCTAGGGGATAGCACCTGGCCCACAATCTCAGGGAAGGTGTAGGTTTCGCCCGCTTGCAGCGTCTTGTTCTGGACGATCAAGTTGTCGTTGCCGGCAGCGCCAGCGCCCGTCACCAAGTTGATGCTGATCGTCGCGGCCGTGCCGGTGTAGTTGGTCGCGGTGAACTTGTCGATGATCGTGGTCACGCCGGTCGACGTATATTGCGTCGTCTGCGTGTTTTCGGCGGTCTTCGCCGGGATCAGGACGGTTACGGTTACGGCCATTGGTTAGCCCTCACTCGTACAGGATGTTGATGGACCCGGCGTCAAAGGTATCGGTGCCGCCGACGGTCGTGATGCGAACACGGTCAAGAACGCCCGCAAGCGCGGGCGTGTAGCCAGCAACCATAAACATTGCTCCGGTAGCTGTGCTGTGTTGAGCATTGCCGCTTGCTACCCATTGATTTGAAGCAATTAACGCAAACGTAATTAGGCCGCTAAAATTATTGGCGGCGGCTAACCCGTTTGTCACAATAATGCCTGTAGTTGAACCAGCCTGACTTGTTCCCCCGTTAATAACAGCTACGCTGGAAAGATAGCTTGTTGTGCTAAACGAGCCAGAACCCACTTGAACTTGAATATTGCTTGTGCCGTTGGTGCTGACGCCGTTGAACATAATCGTGACGCGCTTCACCCAAGACGGGATGCTAGTAAAGTCGATGGACGTGCCGCTGGTAGACGCGACGGCAGTACCGGACACTAAGGGGTACATGGCCGCGGCCACACCGCCAACCTGTAGCGTCCCGGTGAGCGTAGCGTTGCCCGACGCGTCCACCAACAGCCGCTGTACGCCGCCGGTCGCGATGGCAACTTGGTCTGCGGCGGGGTAAAAAACGCCGGTGTTGGTGTCGGCGCCCTGGATAGCAGGGGACGACGCGGTGCCGTCAACGCCTGAGATGCCAGTGGAGCCGGATATAATGATGGGCATGGGTTATTCCTCCGGTAGCGCAGCAATCTGCGCTTGCAAGGCCGTCAACTGCGACAACAATTCGGCTTTGGTCGGCGGCGCGGGCGGCTGGGTCACTTCATCGGCGGAAGGTAGCGCGGCAATTTCTTCCGGTGACAATTCGACCTCGCGGACTTCGCCGGTCTGTACGTTCACTTCAACGCGGTGCGGCATTTTTCAAACCTCATTCATACAGGATGTTGACGGACCCGGCGTCAAACGCATCGGTGCCGTTGACAGTCGTGATGCGAACTTGCGTCAGCACATCCGACAACGCTTTTGCCCCGCCCACAAGATAGCCGGCGCCGCGCGAAGAATCGGTCAGCGCGCCTTGGGCAGCCCAAGTGTTGCTGGTAAGGTTTGTGATGACCACGGCGCCATTTATCGTATCGGCGGCAAGCGCAGACCGAATACCAAAGCCTGTTGTAATTGTTGCCGCATTAACAGAGGCAGCATCAGTTAATTGAACGCTTGCCCCCAAATATCCTGTCGTTTCAAAACCGCCAGAGTCCCCAAGCTGAATTTGCTTGTTACTCGTGCCATTCGTGCTGACGCCGTTAAACATTACCGTGATGCGCTTTACCCAAGAAGGGATGCCAGTAAAGTCGATGGACGTACCGCTAGTGCTGGCCTGCGCTGTACTTTGGGTCAACGGTTGCGTCAGCATCGCCGGCGTAACCGCGGCAGTACTTCCGGTCGTCACTACATTGCCGGTAACCGCAGGAAACGTCGCTGTAAAACCGCTGGCGGTGCTGGCTGTGTCTAGGGTGACGCTGCCGCCACCAGATGAGTTGAGCTTTACGGGCATATCACACCACCGTCCAAGTTGAGCCTGAAGGAACGGTCACAACCGCGCCACTCGCTACAGTGATTGGTCCAAACGAACCGGCATTCTGACCAGCAGGAATTGAATAGCTGGTATTCACGGTCTGACCATTCAGATAGAACACCTGATCCGTGCCGCCACCCGTGGCGCCACCCCCAATAGAACCCCATATGGTGCCATTGTAGCCTTCAAAGCTGCCCAGCGTCGTGTTGAACCGCAAATACCCTGACGCGCCTGTAGGCCGCTCTGCGGTAGTCCCTACGGGCACCAGAACAGCGTCTGTGGAAAGGATGGACAGCTTAACCGCGGAACTTGTGCCGCCTATGGCAATCCTGCCGCTGACGTAGGCGTTGCCGTTGACGTACAGATCGCCGTTTACGACGGGGCTGAAACTGGCCGCCGGGCCGTACACGTTGTCGTAAGTCGCAATCGTGATGCCCGTCGAGGTCTTCAGCACAAATTTGTAGGCTGTCTGATCGTCCAACCAAATCTCGTTTACGCGGCCAGCAGCGTCCAAAACAATCGGGTTGGCATGTGGTGTCGTGCCAGAAGACGACGTGTAGGTCGCTACCGGGGTCGTGGTGCCCGCCTCGTAAGTGTAGATCAAGCCGCCCGTAAGCGGGTCGCCGTTGTTGTCGAAAAACTGCCCTCCGACGCCGGCAAAGAGTGAGATAACAACGGCCATGCTCTACCTCGGCACAAGGGTTAAGGTAGGTGCAACAGTGTATGTTACACGCAACCGATCATTAGGCGACAACCAAAATACCCCAGAAGTCGAGCCGACACCATAGAAAGTTACGTTGTCGCGCGAGAAAGCAATGGCGGATACCGTGCCCCCCGTCACAATGACATCTATAGACCGCCCGGTGGTGTTTTGAAAGGTGAAAGGTGACGCGCCGGCGGCTATGGCGCGCGGCAGGATAAGCCAGCCTGGCACCTCGTCGATGCGTGGCGGCGTGACCGCTAGGGCCTGCACTTGGCTCTGCAAGACCGCGTCAGCGTTGGCTGCGTAGGTGTCTGTGGGGTTTAGCGCAGCAGCTTGCAGCGCCCGCACGAAGACCGCTGGGTCTTCTGACGGAGGCCCTAGCTGCACGTCTTGGAGCGTGTCGGTGTTGGACCCGCCGCCGGTAAGGTTGAACAAGTTGAAAAAGAACCTGTACCACTCGCGCGCCATTAGCCCGGTGCGGTCGTCAATCAACGGCACCCGAGGGGCCGGGATATTGGTTACATTAGGAGGGCTAGCCATTGGTCGGGCTAATCGCCAGTTCGGCGCCCAAAATGGTTATCTTAACCGGGTCAGTGCCCGACACCTCATACACTCGGTCGCGGATTTTCTGTGTCATGCCAAGGCGCCGCCAAATGGTGCGGTAGCCAAACCGCCCGATCTGGCCCATAGACTTCCAATGCTCGTTGGACCAGGTATGGCCGCCGTCATCAGACCAGCGCAGCATCGCGCGCGGCACCATGGTGGCAAGATTGGTCGCGGTTGCGTAAATGTAGTCGCCGCTTTCGGTTATTAAGAAATCGTCACCTTCAGTCAAAAGCGCGCCCGACAAGTATGCGCTGTCGAATATCTCGTCGTCAGACGGCGCCGTGCTTAGTCCCACACCAGTTTCGCAATCCAACTGAAGCGCGTGGTGCGCGGTGCGGCGCAGGTCGTTTTGGCCAGTAGGCAGCGCCCGCCACGACCGCAGCCATTTTTGCTCGGCGCCGTTGTCAGCGTACACGTCAAGATCAAAAGCGTAGATGTTGCCGTTCTCGTAATCGCCGATGACAATTTCGTCGTTGAAGTTCATCTGGCAATTGCCGCGGTGCCGGGTAAACTGGCCGTTATCCCAGCCGGCGCGCTCGTGCCAGGCTTGGGTAGCCACATCGTACACCCATGTCGTATTGGCGGACGGAAAGACCAACACATAGAACGAATGGCCGTCTTGCTGATAGGTGTAGCCAATCGCGTCGGACAAATTGCCGTACTGTTGGATTTGCCATTCAACGGCGTGTGTGGAAACGCGCTGACCGCTGTAGCCGTTTGCCCGGTAGACAATGCCGCGCCCGCGCGCGTCGGCGCCCAGCCAAAACAGGCCGTTGTCCAACTTAGCGACCGAATAGGCTGCGGCGCAGCCGATTTCGTTGAACGCCCCTTGGATGCGTTGCAGCGGGAAATCCGCGGTGCCGGCGTCGTACCAAACTTCGACGGAGGTAGTGCCAAACAGCCAGACTTCGCGGTGGTCGACGATCAAAGCCACAAGCCCGTCAGGCGAACCTTCCGCGCTGGCAAAGTCCAGCGGGTCTACCTGCGTACCTTCCAGCAAGCTGGTCACCCAGAACTTTTGGCTGTTTGGTTCGTTAAACACAAAATAGCCGTCGATGTACCCGACCGTCACAGCGCCAGGAAAGTCGATGTCATTGATTTGCTGGAAGACGTTTGTGAACGTGTTGTAGATGTAGCTGGGGCCGTTGGCGGCGACGAACAACTG